GTTGGTGAAGAAGTCATGCACCTTGGAAAAGACGAGCGGGACCGGTTCGAGTTCACAGCGAACGCGACGGCTACCGCCAGAGTAGGAGCACCTTATGGCGCTACTTAACATCGGACCAGTAGAACTTATCTTCGACGCTGTGAGCCTTGGGCTCACCCACGGAGGCGCTGTGTTGACGTACACAGAGGCCACCGTGCCGACAACCGCGGACGTCACCGGCGATACGCCACGGGCGATCATGGTGACTGGAACGGACGCATCCGTCAAGGCGGCAATCACGGAAGCCACGCTCGCACAGCTCAACGCTATCGCGGGCGGCACCCTCACAACCACGCAATTGGACCTCACGAACCGCGTCGGCAAAAACCTTGTCGATGACGCGGCAACGTTGATCATGAAGCCCGTTGTGGAAGGCGTCATCAGCGTAACTGAGACGGAATGGATCTACATTCCCAAGTGCGTGCTCGCGCCGGCATTCGAGGTTCCCAACGATCTCGATGAGCAGAAGGCGTGGGCGTTCATGGCAACCGGGTTGCCGGTGCTTGCCGCGGACATCGAATCGGGCGGGTTCCTGTACAATTCCGGCGCCCCAGAATACGCGGCAAATGACCTCGTGCGCCTCGGGTACGTCGCGTAAACAAGTCCCTTTCCGCTTGGGCGCGTCGGCATGTGCTGGCGCGCCCTGGCGGTTGACAAAAAAGAGAGAGGGGAAAGGCACCATGGCACATTTTGACGCAGATAACACGGTAGCACTCCGCAAAGGCGTGACGTTTACGCTGTGCGGAGAAAAGCACGCAGTATTGCCGTTCACGGATGAACTCATGGAAGATCTCGACCAGATGTCCGCCGTAGACGGTGTCGGGCCGAATGTGTTGTTGCGAAGGCAGCTCGGCCACATCACCGGCAAAGATCCCGAGACCTTCGCAGGCGCCGATCTGCGAGCGATGTCCGCGACGATGGGCTTCGTGATGGAGCAGCATATCGACCCTTTGTCCGGGCAAAAGCGAGGGGCGAAGCGGCGAGGATAGCGCATACCTGGTCTGCTTTCCCTGGGTTCCGGTATCGCGAATTGCTGAGAATGGACAGCGTAGAGTCTGCCATCTGGCATGACGAGGCAACGCGACAGATTGCACGACGGCAGAAAGCGGCAATGGACGCGGCGTGCTCGCCGTACTGGGAGAAAGAGGCGTTGGCGGCCGAGCAAAAGCGGCTGGTCAAGCTCATGTCCCCAGCCAAGGAAGATGGCGGTGAGGGAAACGCCGACGCGCAAGCACGCGCCCAGGAAGCCGAGTGGCTAAGAAATAGGCAACGATTGCCAGGGCTCATAGGCAGGAAACAGAGGTAGACCATGCCATACAAGGCCGGATCGATAGTCGCCGACTTCAAGTTGTCCCTCGGCAATTGGTCTGCTGGCATGCGGAAGATCGGGCGTGACACGAAGTCTCTCAGGGGACAGCTCAAATCTATCGGCACTTCGATATCAGGCGTAGGCAGGAAGCTGGCGATAATGTCAACAGCCTTGGCCGCAGCAACACTTCTCGTGGCGCGCTCATTTACCCAAGCCGCAAGCACGGCGGAACAGTACCAGGTCCGGCTTAACATCCTTTTGGGCTCTGTTGAAGAGGGCAATCGTATGTTCAAGGAAATGGCGGATTTCGCGAGCCGCGTTCCTTTCGAGTTTGAGCATATCATGGAAGGCGCGACGGTCCTATCCGGCGTGATGCGCAACGGGGTAGACGAAGTCAAGGCGTGGATGCCATTGATTGCCGATCTTGCCGTTGTTACTGGCTTTGGATTGCAGACAACAATGGGGCAGTTCGTGCGCATGTTCTCGGCGGGTGCCGCGTCTGCTGATTTGTTCCGCGAAAAAGGCATCCTGACAATGCTCGGATTCACGGCGGGTGTGCGTGTGAGTGCGGAAGACACGCGACGCCAGCTTGTAGAAATGTGGACAGCGGCGGAGTCGAAATTCCGAGGCGCGATAGAGGCCATGGCGAATACGTTTGCTGGCCAAATCAGCATGATCAAGGATAAATGGTTCCTGTTTCGCATCGAGGTCATGGAATCTGGCATATTCGAGTGGATGAAAAAAGGGCTCAAGGCCGTCAATGCGTTCATCGACATTCATCGCGATGAAATGAACCAATGGATCGCAGACAACGGCAGACTCATCGCAAAGGTGGTGATCGCTACAGGGTCCATCATTGCTTTGGCTGCAGCGGTAGCCAGCTTCACGCTTGTCGTGTACAGTGCATCTGCTGCTATTGGTGCGTTCGGAATTGCAATCAGCTTATTGAAACTCCTGACAATCAAGAATCTTGTTCTTGGTGTAGCGGCTGCGTTTCAGGCGCTCGGGCTTTCTGCCAGTGCGGCTTGGCTGTCTTTGTCTGCGCCAGCACTTATGGTTGTCGCGGCCATCGCAACCGTGACGGCCGCCGTGTATGCGTGGCGTGTGGTGTGGAATGAGAATCTAGGCGGAATGCGGGACATCCTAATCCGCATGGGTCAAACCATTAGTGACGTGTTTACCTCGGCGTGGACAGTGGTTAAGGGTTTCATGGAGTCCTTCGCCTCTGGGTGGTTCAGGCTCGTCATGATGCCATTGAATGGCTTCAACAAAATGATCAACATTGCTATCTCGCGCTATGCGTTCTGGCAGAAACTCATCGAGACTCGGTCCTTTGCCGAGGCAGACAAGGCGTTCTTGAGAGCAGAGAACCAGTTTGATATCGCCGACGTAATCACCGGAGCGGGAGAGAAAGCCAAAGACGCGATTAAGGGGTGGGGATTCCTGATCAAGAAAGGCGCAGAGGAGGCACAACAAACCATTGCGGAGTTTATGCCGGAGTTCAAAGCGGCGCTGATTAAGCAACTCGAAACAGACTTAGGCGCGGATCTAAGCCCCGAGGGTTTGGCAAAAATGAAGGCGTCGGCGTGGGAATTCCTTACCGGGTGGATTCCAACACCAGCGGAGATCGAGGCCAATGCAAAAGAGGCAACGGAAGCATTATTGAAGGAGCTTGAAGCAGGAATGGGGAGCGGAGTTTCTGAGGAAATGGGCAAGGCCGCGGCGAAACTAGCCGATAAGGGGAGAGCGGCATTCCTGTCACTTCACCCGGTCAAGGGCGCCATCGTTGATATAACCGAAACGCTCCATGAATTGAAAGCAGCAGGACTGCTCACGGACGTAGAATCCAGCCTCTTGGGCACGCAGACGTGGGACAAAATGAAAGGGCACGGGCAAGAGGCGCTGTCCAATCTAGCGATCGACTTGCGGGAACTCGGCGGGCAAGCGGCCATCGCTGGAGACGCCATTGTTCAGTCCATGTCCGACGCGATGGAAGCCACGGCCCGGGCGAAGTCGGACATCATTCTTGAACGCATCACGGACGATCCGTTCGCCGATCTACAGGAAGACATCAACACTCTGATTGCGTCTGGCGACATGACGGAACAGACGCAGAATCTTCTCGGCCTGGATTACTGGAACCAGCTCAAGGGCGAGAGCGACGCAACGCTCGACGGCATGGCCGGCAAGCTGGCGAACGTCTCGGCCATCGGCGCGGCGGCTTTCAACAAAGCGCGCGAGGAACAGGCGAAAGCAGACAAAGAGACGGTCAAGTGGGGCAAGGATTTGTCAACGCTCGGGGCCAACATCGTCGCGGTTGGTGATTCCATCGGCAGCAAGATCGCAAAGAAGTTCGGCGCCGCGGCCTCCGCTGCTGGTTCGTTCATGCAATCATTGGACGCAGTATCAAAAGGGCTGAAGGACATTAAGGGGACCGGCGAGAGCGCGACAAAGGCGGTGTTGTCGGGCGTACTCCAGATGGGCTCTGGAATCATGGGCGCGGTTGGCGCCGTCGCGACATTGGCCGAGGCATTCGGTCTATTCGGCGAAAAGGCAGTCGAAGAACTCAAAGGCATGGACGCCGTCATAGATGACATCCGGCAAGCTTCCGAAGAATGGACGGATCGCATGGCCGAGGATCTGCTGGAATTTGTCAAGACCGGCAAGCTGGCAATCAAAGACCTTGCCGAATACATGCTCGATGAAATCTTCAAGATCTCCATTTCGCGCCTCGTGCTGGAGCCCGCGGTCGGAGCATTCGGTGGCCTGATTGGATTCGCGGACGGCGGCGCATTCAAGAACGGCGCGGTAGTCAATACCCCGACCTATTTCGCCTCAAAGTCCGGCACGGTGGTTGCGGGTGAAGCCGGGACAGAAGTCATCCTCCCAGCCGTGCGTATGCCAGACGGTACGCTTGGCGTCCGTAGCGCGGACGGTGGCGGCGGCGGGAATGTCGTGGTCAACGTCAATGATCACCGTAGCGGCGGCGAAGCGGTGCAAGTGCAGACCACCGACATGGACGGACAGACACAGGTGGATATCACCATCCTGGACGCGGTGCAACGCGGGATCGCCAGCGGCGCGCTCGATGCTGCCTTTGGCGGTTCGTTCAAGTTGCAAAGGAGCCCAGGCTAATGGCTGTCGCGACATGGCCCGCAACGCTTCCACAAGACCCCATCGTCGGATGGTCGAATGCGCCCAAGCCACAGACGGTGTCTTTCACGCCGTCCACCGGCCCGATGAAAGTGCGCAGGCGCACGACGTTTGAGGTGCAAGATCGTAGGCTTGCCCTGCAATTGACAGGCCCGGAACTCGAAATCTTGCGCACGTTCTACAACACGACCCTAGCCGGTGGGTCTTTGCCGTTCGATTGGACAAACGGCGATCCGCTCGACGGCGACACGGTGCGCTACCGATTCAAGAAACCGATTCCCTTCAAGGGTTGGGTGCCCGCAAGCGACACGGACAACCGCTGGTACAACCTCACGCTCGATCTTGAGGTAATCAATGCCTAGAGGACTCAGCAGCGCGATTGTTGAGGCAACGAACGCTCAACAGTCCGGCGCGGTCTTGCTTGACGCGATTGTCATTGAGCACGATGATCTGGTAACTCCGATCCGGCTTGTGAAAAACAGCGAGGACGTTTCGATAGACGGCGAACTGTTCACGGCTTCTGAGTTCAACCTGAACCCGCCCGCCGACAAAGACCAGGGCGTGCCGCGGGCACAGGTCGAAATCCCAAACCCAGGCCGCGCGCTCACCCCGGCGATCCGCACATTGTCTGGAAACCTCTGGTTTACCTTGATGCGAGTGAGCGCCAGCGACCAAGCCGCGGACCCGCCCGAATTTGACACCATCGAAGTTGAATACTTGCCGCTGCGCCTGCTGAATGTGGCCTACAACTCGATGAAAGTCCGGGGCGAATTGACCTATGACACCATCGACCAGAAGCAATGGCCGTCCGGTCAGTTCACGCCAGACGACTTTCCGGGGATGTTCTAATGTTGGCGGCGTGGGCGGCGGGCTACGTTGGGCGGCGATTCCATGCCGGGGGCCGTGGTGACGGCGCCCTCGACTGTTGGGGCCTCGTGCTGGCGGTCTACCGCGACGTGTTCGACATTGATCTTCCAGACCCGATGGCAGGCCTTGCGCCAAGCATCGAAACTGCGGACGTGGCTCTGGTTGCGTGTTCCAGGCTTCCAGAATGGCAACAACCGACGAGCAAGG